CGCGCCCCACCACGCCAAAGCGGCCCGTGACCTCGATGTCACGCATCACCGGCGGGTAAACGTCGATTTCGTCGCCTTCGTACAGGGCGACACTGATGTTCAGATTGCCTTGGGTTTCGAGGCTGATTGCCAGCCCGGCCAGGTGCCGGGACACAGGCTTGGCATCGTCGATCAGGCGCTCCAGCTCCTGATACATTTCCTCGGTGATCCCGGTATCCAGAACGCCGACCTTCAGCGCGAAGGTGCCCGGCACGCCCTTGGGCACCGTCTTGAACCACTCGACGATTTCGATTAGGTAGCCCAGGGGCTCGACCACCCGACGCAAAGCGCCGATGGTCCCCTTGTGGGCATGGATGTAGAACGAGGCCTTGATCGCGGCGCGCTTGGTCGCTTCAGGCCACCGGTAATCCCAGCGATCGACTGACCACGCCCATGCCAAATGGGGCAGCAGATGCACCGGGCAGGTATCGGCGTTGTAGAGCGTGCGCAGCGGGACAATCGTGCGCTCGTAAAACGTCGCCTCCAGGGCGCGCTCCAGTTGCGTGCTATTGCTGGGTAGCAGACTCCTCATGTCGCCCCCGCCATCGTCACGCTATAATCGAAGCACCAGGCCGCCTGCCCCTTGGTTGGGGCCAGGTCGACCCAGCCGGGCAACTCAACCCGGGAAACGCCGGCAACGTGCAACTGAGCGTCAATCGCCGAGCGTGCCACTTCAACCCCCAACCGCTTGCGCGGGTTGACCCAGGCCGCCAGTCGCTTGGTGGCCTCGGCCAAACTGGCATCTCCCTCAGGACCGGCGCTACTCATGTGCAAAATGGCGTCGATGCGGTAGCGGATAATCTCCGCGCTCTGCACCGTCACCCAGTCGGTCAGCGGCCGCACATCTTCATTATTCAGCGCCGTGTCCACGACAGCCAGCAGCTCAGGGCCGGCCTCACCTTCCCCTTCCGAACTCAGCACCGTTACCGTAACGCAGCACGGCGCCGGGCTTTCCGCCGTGGCATCCGCCACCAGCCCCGACGCGTTACGCGAATGCAGGATGTAGCTGTTACGCGGGCCGGCCGTGGTCAACCCCTCAAAGGCCAACTGGATGCGCTCGCGAAACGGATCGTCCTTTTCCTTGATCTCCGGTACCGGCGGCACCGCTGTCAGATCCTCGGCCTGAATCACCAGGCGCTTCAGGTTGTAATTAGCTCCCAACTGGTCGAGGTCACTGCCAATGGCATGGGCCAGTAAAAGCGCCTTGGCGCCGTCGTTGACCCGAGCACGGTTCCCGACCTTGATGTAAGCCCCGACCTCAATCACTTTGGTGACTGGATCGCTTTCCAACGTTGCGGTCCAGTTGTTACCCATGTAGCCGCGAAAGACGCCCAACCCTTCCTCATAGGTCGCCTCAAAGTCCAGCGGCTCCAGCACGTCCGGCGCCGGCAGGGCCGACAGATCCAGCAGACTCATACGCTGACCTCGACAAGAAACTCATCGCCGAGATAGTCGCCGGCAATGCTCAGATTGATTTGCCCGCCCAGCACCGACAGCACGCGCACGCGCTCCAGTTTCAGCCGCGGTTCCCAGCGCTCCAGGGCGCGGATGGCTTCCGCCTGCACGGAGCTTTTCCAGCCCTCATTGACGGGCAAGTCCACGTAGGAGCGGACCTTGCTGCCATATTCCGGCCGGTGCCGGCGGCTGCCCAGCGGCGTGCCCAGGACGTCACCCATGGATTGGCGCAGATGCTCGATGCCGGAAATGGGCTGGCCGGTACGGCGATCCATTCCGATCATCTACATCACTCCTTCAGCGGCTCAAGCTCGGGATGGGCCTTCAGGTACGCGACGGCCTGCTCATCGGAAACGGACACCTCGACACGCCCCTTGGCCACCGACAGCGTGCGATCGCTGCCAGGAATGATCAGGGTGCGCGACGTGTACACCTTGTCGCGAAAGGTCAGCAGCAGATCCGCCGGCGACTGATCGGCGGCAGGCTGTTCGGTGGTCTTGGCCATGTTTTCTCCAGGCATAAAAAACCCGCACTGGGCGGGTTGGATGGGGTTGTTGATTAGTGCGTGTGATGGTTGTCGCTGGATCCTGCAGCGAGGATCGAGGCGCCACCGGTGATGTCCTGCGTTACGTGTAACGGCCCGTCGATTTCCACCGCTGCGACCAACTTGATCGCGGTCGATTTAACCGTCACGGCGTCATCCATCACGGTGACTTCGGTGCTGCCGACCTTGATCGTCACCGTCCCGGTGGGCAGCGTGATGGTGTAGGTCTTGGCCTGCCAGTCGTAGATCAGCGAGCCCCCATCATCAAAACGCCAGACTTCCACATGATCACGGTTGTCCGGCTGGGCGCCGGCATTGCCGTACAGACCCGGGATAAAGGTGCCCATGGCAGCCTGTCCGCTGGGGTTTAACAACACCCCTTGCTCGCCCAGGCTCGGCGCGCGCCAGTGTCGCGCCTTACCAGCGGCGAGGCTGTGCCAGCGAACCCAGGCGCTGGTCCATTCGCCATTGGACACCCGGACCATCGCCGCCGCCAGATCCACGCCGACCACCACGCAAGGCATCAGCATGGCGGCGATCATGCGGTCATGTTCCGCACTGGCGTAACTCACAGATCCTCCGGATGAACCGGGCCGTCACCCGGCTCGACATTGATCACCAGCGAGCCCGGCGGCTCGTCTGGCCATGGCCATTCCTCAACGCCCAGATAAATCTGGTGGGTCCACTCGACGAGCCAGACCACGTAACCGTCGAGCTCTGGCTTGGTCCAGTCCTGTGTGGCCTGCACGAACTCGGCGGGCTCTACCGCCAGGCCCCAGGTTTGCAGACGCAATAACACGGCCAATTGCGCCGCCAGGTGTGCAGCCTGTTGGCAGTGCTTCGGGCGGATCGGATCAACGATGATCCGCGCTTCGAACCGGCAAATCAGGCTGGTCTCGCCGGTACCGATATCAACCCCCGGTTCCATTTCTGCCATTTCAATGAACACCACCGGCAATGCAATGCGGTCCTTGATGTTGGGCCACGCCGTGACCGCTTTGATGCCGGACAGATTGCTCACCAGGTGCTGCTCGATCGCCCGATAAAGCTGGTCCAGACTAAAAGACTCGTCAGACATGGGCCGCCCCCTTCAGGTACTTCTGCAGCTCAAAGTTGAGCTCTTGCTGCAGGATCTCCAGCAGACGCGCATCGGCCCGTTTGACCCAGGTGTCGAAGTGCGGGCGGGCTTGCTCCAGCGATACCTTGGCTTTGGCCAACGGAAAACGATCGCCGTTTTCCGCAACCCAACCCGAACTGGCACCACCGCCTCGCGACACCGTGCTGTCGGGATAGTCGTCCGCATTGAAGTGCTTGCTCGCGGTGCGGATCCAGATGTCGGGTTTGTTGCCATAGACCTTCTTGAGGAAGGCCCCTTGATACCGCCGCCCGGCCACCGACACGCCGCTGCCGGACTGCCGTGCTCGCCCGATCCGGCTGGACTCGATCGCGTTGAGACCAAACCACAACTTGCCGCTCGTGGCTCCCCCGGACACCGGATAACTGCGCAGCCGCTGACGCACCGCCGCAACGGCGATGCGCTCTTGCCGGCTGACGGCGCGGGCAATGTGCGTGCGCAGCCAACCCAGCGTCTTGTTGATCGCTCGGCGATGCGCCGCTGCGGCTGCTTTCGGTACCAGCTTGGCGAAGTCCTGAAACGCTTTCAGGTCCGCAGCCGAGGATTGGATGGAGAGCATCCCGCCCCCCGCCGACGGTTTGAAGTAGCTGCCGACACTCATGCGCGCATCCTCAGGATCAGGGCGACCAGACCGTCACCGCTGGGCTCCAGCTGCAGCAGGTCGTACTCGCCACCACCGTCCAACTCAGGCAGCTCGATGGTGACCAGCAAACCTTGCTCCAGTCCGTGCGAGTCGCTGACGCGAATCTCGAAACGAGGCTCGCGCAGACCGGTGTTGAGCTTGCCGATCTTCGGCTGCAGCCAGGGCGCCGAGAACATACCCAGCACCGGCTCATCCCAGCCTTCGATCCGTGCGGTGTCGCCCAGGGTTTCGAACACCACGGCGTCGACTTCGGCGATCAGATCGCGAAAACCCATGGTCAGAGCTCCAGGAGGATCTGGGCGCGAGGTCGGGTGCACAGGTGCAGCGGGTTGGATTGGGCTTCGCCGGCCATGCCTTTGTTGAACGGCAGCGGCTCGATCATGCTGTAGTACGGAATGCCTTGAGTGTTGACCGTCTCCATGTAGTCAGCGGGAGCAAACACCGAGATGTACAGATCAGGTACTCCCTCAGGGACCAACAACGCCTTGTCGTCGTGGACAAAAGACACCCCGGCCACCTTGCCACGGTAGCGCTCCCAGATAATGCCGCCGAACTCGAAGCTCTCCCGGGCATCGCCCCGCAAGGCCGCCGCCTGCTGGCTGTTGAGGTAAGTTTCCTTGACCGACTTGTGAACGATCAGCTTGTTCCAGAAGTTCTTGCCGCAGAAGGCGCGGGAACTGGTGCTGGTGACGCTGCCGAGCGCGTCTTCTTGCATATCCAACGCTTCACCGCATTTAACCCGCAACTCTGTGCTAGGGTCCGCCAAGCCCATGGGCAGCTTTTGACGCTGCACACCGAAGCGGTCATAAAGGTCCAACAAAACTGTTGATCCATCGGCATCGAGGATCAGGCCATTCAGTGCGCCCATGCGCTGGAACTCATGGGTCGCATCCAACTGACGGCGCGCTTTGGCCAGGCGGGCGTTAACCACATCTTGCACCGCCTGCAGCTCGGTGCGAGTCCCGAAGGCGCGAATGCCCTGGATCTCGTCGGCCTTGATGGTGAAACGCTCCGGCAGGTGGACGGTGTTAAACGGAATCAGATTGCGCTTGCTGGCCGTGACCACCAGGCCAGAACCACCTCGCTCACCGGCAGGCACCAGTGCCAGGGTGTCGCCGTCCTTTTCAATCTGTACGGTCAGGGTGGTGATGCCTTCCTCGCGGAACAGGCCCAAAGCGCTGATGCGCCCTGGCAAATAAGGTTGATCGTTGAGTGCAGCGGTCAGCGCAGTGACGGTGAACGCTTCATCGTCAAAAATGGCGATCTCGGCCATGGGTACTCTCCAGAAATGAAAAACCCCGCTCAAGGCGGGGTGGATAAATGTGACTGACTGTCTTAGCGGACGATCAGGAAATGGGTAGCCAGGTCCTTTTCAGCCTCAGGATCAAGCCCAGTCAGATGCGCTTCGCTGACTTCAGCCAAGCGCACCACGGCGCGACCACGGCGCACGATGTCCGACTCTCCCAGCGGCCCGTAGAGGATCGCCACGGCAGCCTGGGTACCGTCTTCGGCGACCGGGTCATACGGCGCGAACTCGCCCGTGGCCGTCACCAAACCGAGGACTTGGCCCGGACTCAGTGCAGAGCCAGCGGCAACGTTGATCGTTTCACGCGAAATGTTCCCGGCGCCCTCGGACAGGAGAAATTCACCCGCGTGGATCGGCTCTTTTTTGATGGTCATGTTCTTGCTCCTTTCGCGCCGTGCGCGGTTCCAGACTGAGCGACTTGTCGAGCAGCCCAGATCGAGGTGGGATCAGGTTGTTTGGCCAGCACCTTCGGTGCCGGGTCATCGGCTAGCGGCAGACTGTTGTCGATTTCAAAGCCCTTGCCGCTGGTGACAATTTTGTCGAATAGGCGCGCCCGCACCGCCGCGGCATCCAGACCCGCCGCAACATACTCAGCACTGAATTCCGGCAGTCGTGCGGCCACACAGAGGTCATTCACAGCCTTGGCGCGGGTCAGGCCTGCCAGGACGACCTCTTCGCTTTCAAGCTTCGTCGAACTGAGCAGCGGCTCGACCAGGTTGCTGATTCCCGCTGCCGTGCAACGCTGAGTAATCATCAACGCCAACTTGGCCGAGTCGACCACAGGCGGTACCAGTGGTGGATCCTCAGGCTCTAACTCCGGATCGGGCTCTGGTGCTTCGTCGAGCTGGGCCAGCAGTTCAGCCGGTGCATGCTGGTAACGCTGCAGCACACCGCCCTGGCCGAGGCAGGCCTTGACCTTGATCCCGTCGCCGACTTCATCGGCCAAACCCAAGGCCACGGCCTCATTGGCGGTTAGCCAAGTTTCAGCGGCGACCAACCGGCGCAACTCGACCTCATCGATCTCCGGCGCCTTCGCCTTGTAGGCCGCAATGATCGCCTCCATGGTTTGGTCGAGTACGTCGGCCACCTTGCGGAAGTCTTCGGCGTCCCCGGCCGCGTAGGTCCATGGGTTGTGAATCATCAACATGGCGTTAGCTGCGATCACAACCTTGTGCGCACCGCAGACTGCAACGCTGGCGGCACTGGCGGCCAATGCATCGATACGACCGGTGCAACGCTCGCCCAAACGCGACAGCGCGTTGTGCATGGCCAAGCCGTCAAACAAATCGCCACCAATGCTGTTGAACGCGGCGATTACCGGCGAGACGCCATCGTCCATGGCGCGCAGATCCTGCACGAACTGATTGGCAGTAATGCCCCAAGCGCCGATCTCACCGTAGACGAACACTTCAATGACACGTTCAGCGGCCTCGCCGTTGGCCTCCAGCGCGTACCAGGTTTTATCCTGCACCTGGACTCGCTTGCCCGCTCGGTTGTAAATGCGCGGTCGCGCTTGCTTGCTCATGGTTGCTCCTTGTCGTCGATGGGGACGAAAGCTTCGAGAGTGGTGTAATTGAGGCCTAGAGCTGTGGCCCGGGCCAGATCGGCGGCGTTTTCGGCGTCGACCGTTTCCGCGTCGTAGCCAGTGCGCAGGACCATCTCGCTACGCGAAGCAAAGCCGGCTTGCACTTCCATCCGCCGGGCCTGCACGTCCTGCACTGGCTGGATGTAGGCCCAACCTTGTGGCACCCAACGTGTGCGCAGGTATTCGCGACGACGCTGTGCGTAGTCTTCCAGCACCAGAGCGCCCGACAGCACCGCCATGTCCATCCAGGCAGCCCGAACCGGACGGCAAAGTTGGTGGACGTAAACGCTGAATTGCAGCTGCTCCAGGCGGCGCCGGAACTCGTTGAGCACCACGCGCAGCGCCCGGTCGTTGACCTCGCGCATATCGCCCGTGAGGATCTCGTAAGGCGTGCCCGTCCCCGCTGCCGCAGCCATCAGCTGCTGTCGCATAAAGTCCGGGTAGTTGTTACCGGCGTCCGGCGGCTTGGAGAACTCGACCTCTTCACCCGGCCCCAGCTCCTGCATGGTGCCGGGCTCCAGCGCCACCATTGGCGTGAAGCCGTCACGATCAAGGCTCAACGGCTGGCCGGTGACCGGATCCCGAGGCACCGGCCCGGAGTCCTGCGGCGGTCGACTGATGAAGCCGGCAAACAGGTTGGCCACCTCCTGACGGAACAGCACCGCATCGTCATAGTTGTCGAGACTGCGCAGGCGCTTCAGCACCGGCGACAATCGCGGCACACCGCGCAACTGACCCGGCTCGACCGGCTCGAAGATGTGCAGCACCTGGGCGGCCGGCACGCGCACCAGTTGGTTGTATCCGGCGTTCAATGACGACGCATCACGCGGATGCGACAAGTACATCCAATACGCCACGCGCTTGCCGCCCGGTGTGAATTCAATTCCGGCCCGGATGATGTTGCCGTCTCGGGTGGTCTCGAACTTGTCGTGCGGAACAAACTCCGGCGCCAGCGCCTGGATCTGCAACGGCACCGCCAGGCCATCGTCCAGGTTGCGCGGTCGCAACCGAACAAAACACTCACCCGAGGTCTCGACTGTGCGAGCGATTAGGGCCTGCTGGCCATAGAAGTCGGTGCGCTCATCGGCGTCCGACTCGTCGACCCAGTCCTCCCAGAGCTCCTGCAGCAACTTGCGCAGGGCTTCGTCGTCAGTCTTGGGACGCGGCGTGATACCGGTGCCAATCAGGTTACTGACGCGCTTGTCGATCACGTTGTAGGCATACGGATCGTTGCGAACCGCTGCCCGTGAACGCGAGCGCAAGTTGCGCAGTGCCGGGGTGTTGATGCTGTTGATCCCGTTGTCGGGAGCATCCCAGCCAGTGGATCGGCGGCCCTCTCCGGCGCCTTCGTAACTGGCCTTGATGTTCGACGGCAACACGAATCCGTTACGGGTCAGTGTCGGAAAGTGGCGGGCCATTAGACTCCCTTGCCTCCGTGGTACAGCCGGACCACACGCGAGCGCGGCCCGGCTGAGTTGACCAGCGAAGTGCGGATCTGATCGCGCGCCTTGAGCAGTTCGTCGATAGTGCGGTATTCCACGGTACGGTCGGTGTAGCGCACGACTTTTTCACCGCGTGCGATGGCCGCCTCAACCGCGTCGAGGTGCTTTTGGGTAAAGGACATATCAGCGTCTCTTCAGGTAACCGCTGGTGGAGCTGCGGCGTTGAGGTGGCGGTGCTGCCGGTCGCGATTGCACGATCGGAGCAGTAGATTGTGGAGCCGATTGCGGTGCAGCAACGGGTGTTGCTGGTCCGGTGATGCGTTCGCCTTGAACAGGCTTGATGCCCAATGCGTCGTCGAACAAACCAGACTGCGCCAGGGACTGACGCACTCGCTCCCAGTCGTGTTCCTTGTAACGGTTGAGGCCCAGGTAATGCGCCATGGCCAGGCAGTACACCATCAAGTCGAGTGCTTCGTTACGCTCGGCCTTGCCCTTGACCCACTCAATGCGTTTGTGTCCGCGTATGTAGCGCGCAACCTTGCGCTCCGCGACGCACTGATCAAAGAAGTCGTCCGGCAGGTCATTGGCAAAGTGCAACGCACCTGGCCCGGAAGGGAACGAATAACGGTTATAGATCCAGTCCTTGGCCGTGTCGGTACCGACGAACCACAGCTCGGCGCCGTTGCGTTCGGTCTGGCCCTTCCAGGTCACATCAACCATCGACGGGCGCTGAGCAATCACCGGCTTACCGGGTTTGCTCGCACCCTTGATGGCGAACACATTCCGCCAGCGGCGAACGCGGCAGAACTGGTAGACCTCATCGGTGTGGTGGCCACCGGAGTCGACGGCTACCGCGAGAATACCAAGACCGACACCGCAGGGATGGCGATATTTAGCCTTGAGCAATTCGTCCAACGCCGCCCAGGTGCGTTCATCTGCGGGATCGCCCGAGACTACTTGGTAGTCCACAACCCAGCGCTCCATGCCGACGCCCCAGCCCATGGCCATGAACTCCAGACGGTTGGCCTGAACGTCCACGGAACCGGTGATCATCAGCACGGCCGCCGACAGCGAGCCAAGGGTGAAGTCTTCCAATCGCGCCCGCTGTCTGAGCACATCGGCTTTGGTTTGCTCTTGTGCGCTGTCCCAGACCTTCGCCAGACGGGTGTTGTAGAACACCTGCATGGGCTCAAGATCGCCTTTGGCCTGGGCCTTCTTGGCCTTCTCGAATTGTTTGGCCAGCGACTTCCAGTCCATCCAGCCCAGCGGCGAATACAACGCGTTGAGATGAAAACCGACCGTCTCGCCGTCACCTTCGGCATGGGCACGCCACTCGCCTTTGGCGAGCATTTCGCCCTTGTGGTATTCCTCGATCAGCACGTCGCAGTCAGGGCCTGCGCATTGGTAATGCACGACGCTGAAGTCCTGCGAGTAGTGCAGCCGCTCCCACTCCAGGGTTTGCATATGCCCACACGTCGGGCATGGCACGTAGTAGTGACGCTGGTCGCTGCCGTCGAACAGGTCGGAGATTCGCGAGGCGCCCTTGATCGTCGGCGAGCTGGAAAAGTAGAACTTCGCGTTGCGGCCGAAGGTGCTGCCCCGGGTTTCTGCCAGCTCGATCGGGTCACCCTCCTCGCCGATGTCCACTTCCCAGCGATCGATCTCGTCGCCGTACACGTAGCGCGCCGACAGCTCGGACAGGTTGGCCGCAGAGCCGGCGGTGGTGACGTACAGTGAACCTCCCTCGAACTCTTTAGTGTCCATGGTGTTGCGTGCATCCCGCGAGCGGCTGGACGCGACACGCTCGCGCAACACTGGCGTGGCCTTGATGGTCTTGCCGATCCGCGATGACACCCGCTTGGCCAGACCAAGGCTTGGCAGCAGGGTCAGGATGTTGGACGGAGCCATGTGGATCAGGCCGCCAATCCAGTTCAAGGCAATCTGGGTTTTCATCAACTGCGAGGCCACCATGGTGACCACGCGCTTGCAGGGGTGAGCCGGTGACAGGCAGCGCATCGGCTCACGGGCATACGGCGTACGCGACGTGCGGTATTGGCCTGGCTCAGCGGCGCCGGTGTCACGCGGGATGCGCATGTACTCGTCGGCCCACTCATCGACCCAGACGTCAGGGTCAGGATGCAGCCCCCGGAAATATGCCTCCCGGTACACCTCTGCACCGTCAGGGATTTCCGTAGGCATGGGTTTAACTCGTAGTCAGGGCGTGTTCAAGATCCGCTGAGGACAGGCGTTCTGCATCCTCAAGCGAGCGACGGATAGCCGCCGTCAGGTGCTTTTCGATTTGCCAGGGGTCGGTCATGACTGCGAGCTCCGGGGCCAATTGCGGAGGCATGCCCAGCAGTTGATCCCGCAGCAGGCGGCCCGCGTTATAGGCGCCGGTTTCCACCGCGATGCGCTCGACGAGGGTGCCTTGCTGCTTGTGAAAGTTGTCGCGCTCTTGCAGCGCCAAGTAGTGCTCTCGAAGCGCGCGAGATTTCTGGAAGTCCGCTACCTCTGCGATTTGCGGCACCGCAGGTTCTTCGGCGGCTATTTGGGCCTCGCGCTCCAACCGAATCCGCTCATGCCGCTCGGCAACACCTGCTTTGCTTGGGTCCGCCGTCTTGGCAAGCAGCGCCTCAGTCGCCTCCAACTCAATCTTTTTGCCATCCTCAGTCAGGACCAACCGGTCCTGATTGGCCAACTTGGAAACATACGATTTAGCCCAGCCACGCCGTGCCGCAAACTCCGTTTTGCTGATTACAGTCATGATGGAATGTCCTGTTCACCTAATGAATACGGGGGGTTCACCTGTTCACCCCAGTTCACTAAGCTGGTGAACTGTCCGCTAACACTTTCCCGCGGGTTTCCGACCCCGTGTCCTTTGAAAGTCCTCAGGGTCCCCGGCGCTTTTTGGCAGGCGGGACCGCAGATCCATCCCGCTCGACTAGTATCTGTTGACGATCTGTCAGATGGAGAGATGTCATGGAAATGATTGCCGTGCGTTCCAGCGCGATGACCGCAGTTGGCTACGATCCAGCAACGAGACGAATGAGGATCCGTTTTGAACAGGGCCACTCTTACGATTTCTGCGGTGTCCCCCCGACCATACACAATGGCTTGATGGCCGCTGTGTCCAAAGGCTCCTACTACAACCAACACATACGTGATCGTTATCAGTGCTGAGCGCCGTCTTCCATTTAGAAAGACGGACATCCCTGCGCAGGTTTCAGCTAGAGAGAATCCGCGAGTTCGATGACCCGTGCAGGGGGCGGCCCTCGGGGAGGACCCAGAAAAATCGGCCCCCGGCCGGGGCGCCGCCTAGGTGTGGTCGGTCGAAGCCGACTCGGAAACGCCCAACCGCTTGGCAACCCAGCGTTCGTAAAGGCCGATGGCGACATCGGCGCC